GCTATTGCCATCATAGTATGTTGTAATCCGTGATGAGCACCATGGTTGTATGCTATACGGAGATTGTGAAGTTGCCATTCCTCTAATTGAGCCAAATCTTTACAAGACTTGTAAGAAGATGCAAAAACATTTGTAGAAATAATTAGTAAAAACATTAAAATAGTCTTCATAACAAATACCTCACAGTTGATAGTAAGCTGATTCCTTTATATCTGCATTACCATAATACGAATTTATTAATAAGTCAAACTCTTTTTCCATAGAGTCTAGTTTATATTTGAACATTGTTGAGTTCATAGTCCTAAAATTACCGACAATTAGAATACCGTGTGTCGGTTCAGGAAATTTAGGAAACATTTCTTTAAATGCTGCACGATAACCTTGCATCTGTAACAAATACTTGAATAGTTTTTTACGACCATAATCCTTTTTCAAATCTATAGGATTTCTTGAATTTTTATGGTCAACTATACATAAATCACCTTTGTGAAAAGCTATACAGTCTACCCTACCTGCATAATTCATTTTTAGGTTATATAGTGGAACTTCTATTGCAACTATTGGACCTAATTCGTCAAGATATTTCTTTGATCTGTTAAATAATAATGCACCAGGTCCCTTTATTAAATCTCTGGTCAATTCATTTTTTAGATATAATTCAGAGATTTCATGTAAGCTATTACCTCTTTTAATTGCCTCTGATACAATGCGGTCTGCTTCTTCGTGTCCTACGGCATCTCTCCAATCATCTATGGTTCCATCTTCCAAAATTCCGAGAATGGATGTCATGGATGGTAGTTTTTGGTCACCAACTAGGTAATACCTAGTCTGCCCCTCTTCTGTCTGAATTTCTTGAAATGGTAAATTAATCCATTCAAATGTTTTAAAACCTAATGACATCTTTTATTCCGAATAACTTGAATGCTCTATAATCTAAATCAGCTTTATCAATATTTTCTTTGTATAACTTTAAATATGTACCAAAAGCCCAGTATAGATATTCCCTATATTTGTTTTTATTGGTGCAGAATAGTTTTGATAATCTTAAAGCACACTTAGATGCTTTTATTTCTGAGTTTAGGACATAATTTTGTCTAATACTCGAAGCATCATTAAATGACATATAACCGTTATTAGCTAGTAGTTTTTCATTTTTAACTGTCATGATATCAAGAATATGTCCATATTCATGAAGAAAAGTTATAGTAGGATTTTTTGCAAAAACGGACATACAAATTACAATACTAGAACAGCGTCTTTTATAATTATAATCAAAACACCGAAACATATATCTTGAAGATTCTTGTAAAGTAATTCTAACTTTAAATTTGTATTTTGATTTTTTCTTTAGGATATAAATTATCCTAAATGTCTGTAACCATTCATATATCATATCAAAACCTTCACAATTGGAGTCTGTTCACAGAATAACAGACTCCAATGTATTTGTCTACACTACTTTGCGTTGGAGATCATTTTTAACATCATCTTACATAGATCAGATCTGACACAATCTTTCATATTGTATTCAATTATGTCAAACGGCATTTGTTGGTCCCTAAACTGTCTAATTAACCAAGCCAGACCATTCTCCTCTCCATTTAAATCCAGATCACATTGAACTGTGTCACCAGAAATGAACATCTTCGTGTTATTACCTATTCGAGTGAGAATCAACTTCACTTCTTTGATTGTCAAGTTTTGAGCTTCATCTAGTAGGATAATTGCATTGTCGTATGTTTCACCACGCATAAAGTTAATAGGTTCTGCAAGAATATTTTTACCAAAATCACACTGAAACTTATTTGAACCAATCCTATCTACAATACCTTTCATGAATGGTTTGATATATGGTGCATATTTTTCATCTATGTCACCTGGTAGAAAACCTAGTTTTTCACCAGCTTCTACAGCAGGTCTTGTGAGAATTAATTGACGCACATGTTTTTGCATATACATCTCTGCGGCAACAGCTGCACTCAAATATGTCTTGCCTGTACCGGCTGGACCGATTGAAATAACTATACTGTCATGCAATAATGATGTTAAATGCGACTGTTGATTATCTGTTAGAGCTTCAATAGGTTTACTTGATGGACGTTTAAATTCCAATTGATAAACATTGTTTTGTGGTTCTTGAAATTCATAACTCTGTTGTTGTTTTGCTTCACGTTTTGCTCTGTTATTTCTTGACATAGTTCAAATACCTACGTTGATTAAAAGTGAGACACAAAAAAGCCCAAGAGACTTTCATCTACCTGGGCTGAAATCGGTGAAATCAAATTTTAGGTTAATTAGTTCCATTAAAATGACTCATACTGTTTGTGTCAATTTTATTTATCACCTAATATTATGGGCCATCCTATCACCATCTGCTTTAGGAATTTTCTTTTTAATTTCTTTTAACCGATCATTAAAGGAATCCGTGGTCTTTAAAGAACCTTTTGCAGAATAACAGATGTTTGGAGCAGAAATCTTATATTTCACATCTGTTGCACCGCATTCTGGACAAGGTTCGGATTCTGGGTCAAGTCGGTTATCATACTTTCTACTTGATTCAAAAGTATGTTCGCAAGAATTACATTTATAGTCATAGAGTGGCATTATAACCACCCTACAGATAATAAGATATGTTCAATGGACAGATAAAGTGCCCAGAATGGAATAATACAGAATAGAGTTGACCAAAATCCTTTAGCAACTACAAATCCCATTATCCATAAAAATAGGAAAATAACACTGCCTATTGATGTTGAAGTTGTTCCTTTCATTGTAGTTCCTTATAAATTAATTGCCGATAAACTGTTTGCGAATGCATCACGTTGTTCTTTGATACGGTCAAGTGAATCTGCTTCACTTTTATCATTTCTAACTTCGATGAATCTAGGTAAAAACAGTGACCAGACTTCTAAAGTATTTTGATTCTGAATTAAGTCATTAGCTTTTACCGTAACAACTTTGCCGTTCATATCGGTATTCCAGAACTCATCACGTTGTTCATCTGAGAATCCTGAACCAACTGATACTTTAACTAAACCATCAGATGATTCACATGTTAAGGCACCAAGTCGTCCTACGTTTTTACCAGTACCCTCTTTCTTGTCAACCACCACAAGTTCCATTTCAAATTCAATTTTACATTTGACTTGGTCCTTAGATGTACCAGGTTTCCAGTAACCATTGAAATTTTTAATAACTGTACCTTCTTTACCATCGGCAACATTATCTTGAAAGTGTTTGATGATCTCGTCAATAGATGTAACAACTTCTGTATCAATCATCACAAGACCTAAAGAATTATCTACAACTTTTGTTAATTCAATTAGTCGGTTTTGGTATTTGATTTTACACGTTTTTTTCTTGTAATCTGCTAATGGAATCATATCCCATAGAACAAATACAACACGACTCGTATCAATACTGTCTGAATTTAGGTAACCATTTCCAGTTTTTCTGTCCAAGTATGATGTACCATCTTCACTAAGGACAACAGCTTCACCCTGTAATACATGGTTATCTGCATAACGGATTAAATGCGCATCTCTGTTTGCTTCTGATAGTTGAATAAAACTACCATTACGTGTTCTATGAGTCACTTTACCATTATCAACAATTACGTCAATATAAAGACCATCTTCCTTAGTTTGACTATAAGCAGGAAGTTTAATGTTGGATAGATTTTTTGAATTAAAACTTGAACAACGCATATATGGGTGTTCATAAATCAATTCTGGCCAAATATCATTAATTGTCTTTTTATTGATACCACATTTCAGATCACGTTGGATAATCCGATGTAACACTTCTGCATCATCTTCTGATAGCACTTCATCACAAGCTTGTAAGAATTGAATAGCTGCATTACCAGTTAAAATTCGATTCGACAAAACATTTAATTCCGACAATACTTGATTCAGTGATTTTGAACCTGTATGGATATTTGACCGAGTATATTTTTTAACATAGAAGTCAATCTCGGGACTATATGTTAAAACAGCTACAGATTTGAATGTGTCTAATTCTGGACCAGTCAATGATGACAGAATTTGTGTTTTGTCATTACGTCCAGATGTAGATGATAGTTGATTAAGAATATGAATCATGTTTTCTCCTAGTGTTCCACTAAATAGATTTATTAGTGTCATTTTAAACAGAAAAAGTCAATCTGTCAACAAGAGGTGTCCACTTGATGGAAATCGGTGATATTCTAAACAAAACTACAAATCCAGTTGAAGTTGTTGGATTCTTTGAACAAGGTTTTATATTTACCGAGCCTTCACATGTTGGTGTAGATTCCGCAGGAAGTATTTGGTCTTGGACAGGAACATTACCGCATACAGTTGAACCTGGGACAAATCCAGATTCTAACACAAATTTTGAATTTGTTGCTATAGATGAATTTAGAGATGATTTGTCTGTAGAAGATAGTGATGTTGTTATTGCTGGAGTTTTGGCTCGTGATTTGGTTGCAAGGTTAGGACCAGGTGGTCCAATAGGTGATTTGGAAGACAGATTAGATGTTGTAGAAGCAGACTTAAATGACTTAAACAATAACATCTTACCTGGCGTAAATGCAGATTTAGCAGATAATGCTCAAAAATTAATAGAACTGAACCAAGATTTAGAATATCTAAATGATGTTACATTAGTACAGGTCAGTCTGGATTTAGCCGACAATGCACAGAAATTGGCGGAATTAGATGATGAATTAACATTTCTGAATAATACTACTCTTGTTCAAGTTAGAAATGAATTAGATCAGTTAAACACCGATATTGGTAATATCACTAATGTAACTTCTGATTTAGATCAAGAATTACAGGACTTAGTTGTTTCTACAAACACATAAATATCTGATCTAAGAGATGAAACTGATACAGCTATTCAGCAACTTTCAGATAATACATCAAACAGTCTAATTACTGTTAATACTGCTATAACTAATCTTGACGATAAAATTGAACAATATCAATCTGATTTTACACTTCAAATTGGTGAATTAGATAATACAGTAACTCAAAGAATTGAAGAAACAAAAACTGAATTACAAAAAGTACAAGATTCTGTAAAAGTTGAAATCAATAAAAATATGTTGGACAGAAAAGAAAGTGACAAACTTCTTTTTGAAACAACTGCTTTAGCTGTCCAATTAAGACAAAACCAATCTGATATTACTAATGCTATTTTTGAGGTTGATCCGACTACAGGAACAATCAGAAATCTTGCATACGCATACACTGACCAACAATTTACACAAGCCGGTTTATTGATTGATGGTGTAAATGCGGAAATTCAATTACAAGCTCAACGAGTCACATCAGCAGAAGATAGAATAACAAATGCTGAATCTGAGCTGCTGTTACAAGCTGGTCAAATTGACTTACGGGCTACCTACACAGAGGTTAACCAAGCCATTGCTGGTGCTATTGATGCAGTTTTACCGGCTTATTCATTTGGTTTCTTTAACTCAAATGAAGGTTGGGTAGCTGTAAATGGTACTCTGACACCAGCTACATCTAAAATTAATCTGACATGGGGTGATATACAGAATACCAGTTTGTCTTATGTCGCAGATGAAAACCCTCTTATTTCAATCAGTATAGAGCGTACAAGTGGTTCTGGTTGGACAGGTAATATCATTGTTACTTTTGATGATAACTCAACTCAAACTTATACAGGCGTTATTGAAGATATTCCTACTGGTAGTGTGTTTGTCCGTAACCTTAATTTGGATGGTGAGTCTACATATACCGGTAACGTCACTGGAATTAGATTAGTTCTTGGTGCATCTGTAGCTGATACATTCACTGTAAATTCTATCACAATTGGTAAACCCTCTGCTGCTCTTACAGAGTTGGAAGGTATTACTGCTCAGATTAACCAAGTCGGTATAGATTTAAACGCTCTGGAAGCCAGTCTAACCAACTATGTTACTGTAGACCAATACACCGCAGAGGGTGTTACCAGAAGTAACGTAGAGACTGTTCTGAATGGCTTGGATAGCTATGCAACTATTCAAGCTACATTACAGGAATTTGATACAGAAGATACATTAACCAAAGCAAACTATGCTGCTCTTTGGGTTGATGCTGCAAATGCAAATATTGAGCAAACTGTTCAAGCATACAATGAAAGGGAAGGTGGTTTAGATGATCAACTGGAAACCATAACTGGTGATTTAGTTGTCGCTTCATCTTTAATAGATGCAGCAAACGGTAGAATTCAAGAACAGATAGTCAATATTTCAGGAATTCAATCAAAGTCAAAAGACTTAGAGCAAGTTGCTTTACAAGCAGAATATCAATTATATCTGTCAAAGAAAAATCAACTCGAACAAGGTGTAGCTATAGCCTTAGCAAAAAATGAGTTGAATACAATTTCCAATGAGCAATTAGCTTTAGCAGAAGAAATCTTATTATTGGAAGCCAAATTTGGTACTGATGTTGGACAGGTCAATGCTACTTTATTTGAATTAAATCAAGCAATAGCAGATGAGACAGAGGCAAGGGTTCAAGCAGTACAAACACTAGAGACAGACTTCAATCAAGCAATATCTGCTTCTGCTACATCTATACTTGAAACTGTTAGTAATACAGAACAAAGTTTATCACAACAAATTTTAAATCTGCAAACAGAATTCAATGATGAAATTACAACTAATGTAAATCAATTATTACAAGCTATTAGCGATGAAGAATCTGCAAGAATTGCTCAGTTCAATCAATTACAAACAAATTTTGGAAATGAAATCCAAGCTGCAAGAACAGATTTAACAAATTTAATTAGTTCAGAAACAGATGCTATAGCTAGTCAAATTACATCTTTAGAAACTAATGTTCAAAACAATTATGCTTCAAAAACTGAATTAACAAATGCTGTTACTACAGAAAGAGATGCTAGAATTGAAAGTATTTCAACACTTGAATCATCTTTCAATTCGACTGTTGAAGCTACAAAGGATGAATTAACAGAATTAGTTAGTGATGAATCTTCTGCAAGAGCTACAGAAATTAATACATTAACAACTAATTTTCAGAATACTTATGCAACAAAAACTGAAGTAACTAATTTGGTTACAACAGAAACAGATGCAAGAATTGAAGCAATTGAAACTTTAGCGACAAATGTAGAAGACAATTATGCAACAATTAGTGAAGTTCAACAGATTCAAAATGATGTTAATTTATCAAAAGCAATATCACAAACAGCTTTGGTTTCTATTTCGGGTGTTCAGAAAAAAGTAGATTCGACTGCATTAGAACAAATAATTGAAGGTTACAGATTATATCTTGCAGAGAAAAATCAACTTGAAATAGGTGTATCTGTAGCAAGAGCAGAGACAGCATTACAAACTGAAACCAATGAAAGATTGGCTTTAGCCCAAGAAGTTACTGTTTTGGAAGCTAAACTTGGTACTGCAGAAGGTACATTTAGTGCAGAAATTAATAGATTAGACAGAGCAATTGTCGATCCTGATGGTGCTGTAGCATCTTCAATCCTAGAAGCCACAACAGTTTTGGAAGGGGATACAAGGGTACCAGTATCTACCATAGCCATCGATGCTAGAAGTTTAGCAGAAGATAACCAGGAAGCACTGGCAACTATTAAAACAGAGTTGGTTGGCGTAGATGGTTCATATAACGAAGCAGCCTTAATATTAAAAACCGCTGTAGATGATGCAGGCGAAGCCGTAAGTCGTGCATTTTTGGGAACTTCTGTATTACAACCAGGAGATGAAAAATATACAATTACCGGTTTGACTGTTGATAGTCAAACCAGAGGTATTAGATTCCAAGGTGATTTATTTGAATTAGTTAATGGTGCTGGTTTACGTAAACTGTATTGGAATGATACCGAAAACGAGTGGCAAATTGATGGTGATGTATTATTAACTGGTTCAATTAGAGGTGATGCATTAGTAGCTAATACAATAACTGGTGACAAGATTGCAGCAAACAGTATTAGTACAGATAAGTTGGTAGCTAACTCTGTAAATGCAGATAAATTAGCAGCCAATTCTGTAAATGCAGATAAGATTGTATCTAATACCATTACTGGTGATAAAATTGCTGCAAATACTATTGGTGCAGATAAAATCATTGCTAACAGTATAGGCACCAATCAACTGGCAGCTAACAGTGTGAATGCGGATAAGATTGTAGCTAATACAATAACCGGTGACAAAATAGCAGCTAATACAATTAGTGCAGATAAAATTGTCGCTAATACAATTACTGCTGACCAAATAGCTTCAAATGCTATAACAGCTTCCAAAATTCAAGCAAATGCAATAGATGGTAAAACAATCACTGGTTCTTTAATTAGAACTGCTGCTTCTGGTACAAGAGTTGAAATCGGCAATACTGCATTACCTATTTGGTATGGTACTGGTACAGTTAACACTACAAATGGTCAATTTTATGTAGATGATGCTGGTAATGTCGTAGCTAGAAATAAATTTTCGGTTAATGTTGGTGGAAACAATTTATTTTATTATGATGAAACAACTCAAACATTAACATTAAATGGTCGTTTAATTGTTGGCGGATACACTGTTAGTTCAGAGGCAGATATTCGTGCATTAGATGGTAAAACTTTTGAAACAAGATATTCAACAAGTTCAACTACTCCAACAGGTACAAACCCATCTGGTTGGACTATTACACCACCTAATACAACGTCCCCTATATATGCGTCTCGTGTAACAAGATTAAGTAACGGAAATATTGAAGGCGTTTGGTCTACCCCTGTACGTTGGAACGGTTTACAAGGTCAACAAGGTATTGACGGGCAAGTTGGTGCTGGATTTTATTCTGTAAATGTTAATACAAATAAGCCAACAATAACTACAACATATTTGACTGGACTATTCACACCGTCAAGTGTTGCAGGAAGAAATCCAGTTAATAAAGATACATTCTTTGTTAAATGGTTGAATGCTCGGGATGCTTATGAGTTCAATGGCACTAACTGGGTAGCTGCATCTTTAGTTGTAGATGGCTCCATTATTGCATCAGAAACTATCGCTGGTGATAGGTTAATTGCTGGTACTGAGATAAGTGGCCCTATTATTAAAGGTGGTGAATTAATAGCTGTTGGACCAAATACTGAATATTTTGAAATAATCAGGCCAGAACCATTTGGCCCTCAGAGTGATTTGGTTAATTGGTACGGCCCCAAAGTAAATGGGGTTACTTGGAATAACACTACAGGTTTACCTATTTACTCCGGCATGACTAAAGCCAACGCAAAGACCTACAAAACAAAGGATGGTAGTGTTTACTTTGGTGGTACATTTATTGCAGGCGCTATTAGTAATGCTCAATCCAGCACAACTAAAACATCTACACCAAGTACGCAAATTACTTTTACAAGTAATGGAGGTATTTTAGAGCTTGCAGGTAGTTTTTCTTTTACAGGTATATACGAAGGGCCTCGTACAGACAACAATGATAATTCATGGGTTTGTCCTGTAGCACCTGTAATGGATGTTGTGACAGGTACTTTATACATTGAAAGACAAATGTCTGGAGGTTCGTGGCAAATTATTATTCAGCATCCAATTACAGGTAGTTATTCTTGTAGAGATGGAGAATACGATCCTGAGCCTGGAACACCGAATGCCCCTTACAAAGCTGTAAGTTCATCATCTGCTGTGGTTAGTACAAGTATTGCATTAGGTACTGGTACGATTGTTTTAAGGGCAAGAGCAGTATTAAATAATTGGTTTACACTCGTAGAAAATCAATTTACTTCTACAGGTACTTCTCAAGCTATTAGCATTACAAGTAAGGAATAGAATCTTTATTAACATAGCTCACCAAACGGCAATTTGAGGTTGGCTTTAGTTACAGAAGAATAAACATACTCCCCTGAGATAGCATCAAAGGGGAAGTAAATAAATATAGAATATAAAATGAGGAATTTATAATGAGTACATATAGCATAAATGCTAACATTGATGGGTTGACATTACAGCAAAGAGATTCTTTAGTAAGTACGATCCAAGGTTTAGGTTTAAACAAAATGGAAAGTCTTACAATGAGAGAACTACCAAACAAAAATGGAGTTTTTCATTGAATGCTAATCTTAAAATGTTGAGTGCCAACAACGCACAAACTATTTTATCAAACATCAGTAGCATTGGTTGTGATAAGGTAGTTTCATTGAATACACGCAGAGTAGAGGTATAAACATGACTTGGTGGACAGCAACAAGTGTCTCGGTTACAAACGGGGCGTCTATTGTCAACGTCAATACTGGTGATGATGTGCAAATCGCACAAGAAGCAGGTGGGTTGGTTATAGGAAATAACCCGCCAGTAGAGATTAAACGTACTTTTTTAGATGGAAGTAATAACAAAAAGATTGAGTTAAGACTACCTTGGCCTTACTCTAACCAAACTAACCAACCTGCCGTTGCGTTTCCAACTGACGCAGATTTGGCGGAAGCCACTAGGGTGCTAAGGGCGGTTGGCAGCGATGCTGTGACCTTTGCAGAAGCTCTATCGCAGGTACTAAGCAGCACAGCGTCAACGCTGGTTATTTCTACCGAGACCAGCGGTGACGTAACTGTTGTACCCTACGGGCAATTAACGCAACAGGTACAAGATTTAATCAACCAACCCTTCGCTACTCAAGCAGAAGTTAACGCTGGTACGGTATCTAATAGGTCGGTTGCGCCTAATACTTTGCAAATTTTGTCTAGGGATAGATTAAGACAATCAGTAGAATCATCCTCAGGCGGCAAAAACACAGTAATCTACGACGCCCAAGGCAACCCTAACGTAATGGTTGTAGTGCCGCGATTTAACTACGAAGATTTAAACCTGCCACTGTTAGAGCTTGGCACCGGCACGCCTACTGCGTTTCAAACTAATGGGGCACCGCGCGGTGAGATTTTAATTGCCAAATACCTGGCCAGCACACCATCCGGCACCACTGGCTGCTCGGTTATTGGCGGTGTACAGCCGCG